CAACAAGCGTTAAAATAGAATTTATTTTTTGCTTCATTTTCTGGGCATCACGGGTTTCACTTAGGTCATACCAATCAAGAATTGCCGCTGCGATTGTTGGCGTCCCCCTGCCTTGGGAGAACCATTCCATGTCGGTAAAGTGAACCATTGAATTGGCAGGTATATCTTGGAAACCACGCTTCCTAGAATCGTCTTTGATGCGGTATGCAATCGGAGCCATATAATCATCAACAATTACCCCGGTCAGAATCCTGCGGCCAGCGTATGCGGTTGAGTCATTTACATAACCATCACCACATTCACCCCAATCGCCCACCCGGTGAGATTCTATGAATTGTAACTTAGGAAACCCGGTATCGGGTTGCTCGGTTAAGATAACGAAAAAATCACCGTCAACATCTAACAATTTTGAACCCCTCCAGATATTTTTACGGAAACCAAAGTTAGCACCGCGCAGGTCAAGCATCTGGTCTAGCCTAACAAAGTCTTCCTCAACTGCGGCTGCAAATGAGGTGTCGGTGCTTAATGATTGCAGCCTCCAACTGCCCCCGTAAACATAGTTCGCCTTCTGCTTAACTGCACCCGCAATAGAGGAAAAAGATTGGTAGATATACCTTGAGTCGCCAAGCATCATCTTATGACGATGCGCCGTCATCATGTCGGCTATATCCTGTGAAAGGTTTTTAGTATTCAAGCGGCGCTGGTCATTGCGGCCACCAGAATAAAACTCGCTTGAGCCTGAACGTAACGTGTTTCCGGGCGCGTAACGAATACTCGCCTTTCCGTATGATGATTTTACCGGGTCAACTGCCATAATTTATCGTCTTAAATTGTTGTAGTTAATCCGGGCAAGCATCGTATCCGAAATTTCATTTCCGGCATCAAGCACGTAGGCTTCTAATAGTTCCTCCGTCATTACAGAACCGCCTACACCCCCGGTCTTGACCATCTTGTATGCCATTCTAATCATTTCGGTAAAATCGAAAGCCCCCCAATTAGGTGGCAATTCATAACTGAAGGATTTTCCAGATAATGAAGCATTGATCATTCTTGCACCACCCTGTTGGACGGTTTCAAATTGTGCAAGAGTCAACTGCTCCAGCATGGCTAGGGTTGCGGAAACGGATTTATCTGATTGTATCCAAATTGTGAAAAGCAATGCACGCATATTGTATGCTTGATTTAAATAACAAATCAACCACTTTGTCAATGCAGTAATTATTCAACGTCTTCATCATCTTCCCTGCCACCATCAACACCAACCAAACCGGCCATCGCCGCACAGACAACTTGCTGTTGTTCGCAATCACCATAATGGTCGTCCTTGGAATCCCGGTTAATGAAGTCGTAATACCTTCTTCCGTCTGGGGCTGTTTTACTTATGCGATGCCATGCGTTAATCTGCCGCTCATAAACGCTGCCAGAATTATCCGCATAAGTCCAAACCAACTTGTCTTCAAATGATCTTATTGAACGGATTAGAGATAACCGGCTAAGTGCTGCATTTTTTGAAAAACGAATTTGCCCAACATACCTGCTCCCCCCGCGTGCGTTTTCTGTCCCCTCGCCGGTGTCCAAATATTGCACGTCAGAGTATATGCGGCGCAAACCATCCGGGTGTCTGAAGTCCCTAGCTTTATCACCCCTGAAGACCATCCACCCATTTTCCCCGGCTATACGTTGCACTTGAACGGTATTGTAGTTTCCATCTAAGAATACCCGCGAACCCCTCAACCCGTTTTGTTTTAGTTTCCACTTATCAGCAAGGTCGCGTATCTGGCCAACCGAAACAACCTTTTCCCTTTCAATGAGCCTTGATTGAAGCACCCCGCCAATCAATGCCCAAGCGCGGATAATAACATAGTAATGATCCTTCTGGACATCCACGGTTGCAAACATCAAAGGCTCTTCACCACCCGTTTCCCATGCTTGGCCAAGCAAATAATCACCACGCGCATTTTCTTGAACTTCGTCTGTAATGTATTCACTTTCATTCCACGGTTGCGCGAGTTGTTTGCGCACAAAGTTTTCTAGCTTTGAAAGGTCGCCCCGGCTCCTTGCTATTGTTGCCTCTTTCCACTTAGTTACCAAGTCAGGCCAAGGCACATGAACCATCGCGTTATAATTATAGAAGACAATATCCGGGTCTCCTTTTTCGTTCATCGGTATATAGCGTCCGCGTTGGTTGCGCCTATCTTGGTCGGCAGCATCCCAATCCATTCTACCCTCACATAGTTGGCATTGATAATAAGCTGACTCCCTGAGCTTAACCCAATTAATCATCCCTTCCTCGTCCATTACGTCCTCGCTGGAGGCGTATCGCATACCGCCGGGCGGCACTTGCCCATTAACAGAAGGGAGCTTCCATATGTATGGTATTTCCCCATCACAGCAATCGCATTTTATATGCCAAGTTCTCTGGGTTGATTTTTGCCATAACCTGTCAAGCTGCGACCCGGCTGTTTGCCCGGATGATGGCAGGAACATTTGCCAAGCCCATGCGTAAGAACTTTGCCTGTCATGTATCTGCTCTAACCAACCCTCATCATCTTTATATGACCAAGATTCATCAGCCGTAATCCGTTCAAGTGTTTTGGAATTTCGGTTCGCCATTATACCCGCAGAAAGCAACCGTATGTATCCATAGACGGTGCTTGTGTAGAACTTGGTTCGGCGATATGGCTGGTCTGGTATTAGGCATGTGATTGTATCTGTGTTATCAATAAGGGGAACAAACTTGTCATCTGAAAACTCCTTGAGTGCATCACTTGTTAGGTCGTAATGCGCGGCATTGCACGGCGAAGTCTTAAGTCCATATAGTTGTATGAGTTGAGCCGTTAGGGTCTTAATATGCTGAACGCTACCAATCAACCCCACATACCCACCTCTTTTTTTTGCTGCCATGCGGATCGGCTCAACAATAAGCGGATGGTTTTCCCTTTTGAAATACCCGTAGTCAAGTTGAACGTTTTCTTCCAACCAAGCTATGGGATCTCTACGCTTTACGCTTCTCAATTCAGTCATATTCAATGTAATGCTTTTCTTCCGTTTTGGCGGTATCAATAACCCACTGCGGGAGGTTGCACTCACCGGGCGGATTAGCTGCTTTTTGGAGGCTCTCAAATATTGTTAATGAGGTCAACTGCGGGGCTAGTATTTCATAGACTTCCGCCGCTTCTAGGTTGCTTAACCGTTGCGCTATTTGCTTACTGAATTTATCACAACAAGCATTTGCGGAATGGAACAATGTGCGCAAAATCCTTTCGACCTCCGCCCTAGCTAACATCTCCCCGCGCTCTATCCCTAACTTTTTTTCATGGGCTTCCCTTTCCCTTATTTGTTTTTCAATTTTGAGGTATGCGTTCAGCGCCATTTTTTCCCTAGACTCATCACAAGCCTCTTTTGCCAAACGCAAATCGGCCAAGTATTCGTCTCTGAGTTCCTCCGCCGTTTTGGTTTCAACCCTTAATATTTTAGCATTTTCTTTTTTGGTGTTTTTGGTTTTGAATTTGCCGGGGTTTTCATTTCTGTATTTTTTCTTCCATTCGTCAGCGCCGCGAATGTTGTTGTCTAGCATCCATTGGTAAACCTGTTCGTTAGTGCCACCAAACGGGGCTTCTAGTTTCTTCCACCTAACTATAGAACCCCGTCTGCCAACCCCGAACTCTTTTGCTAATTCTTGCTCTGTCTTCATTGGGCGCAAGCCTAGCTCTTTTCTTCTGTGGTTTTCTACCGCCCTCCTATCCGCCGCAGTTAGGGTTTTACCGGCGGCAACCTTGCCGGCAATGTTCTTGATATTGAGTGCTTCAAGTTGTTCGTATTTGTTTTCTGGTTTCAATGTGTTATATGTTTAAGTGCGCCCTTAATGTTTGAACCTCTGCATAATAATCTTTATATTTACAAACGCGCATCCCCTCGGTAATAGTATATGGAATAGAATCCGGGAAGGCATCCCATATTTGTTGAGCCGCAAGCATGTTGTTTTCATAGGCGTAAAAACTGAACGCGGCCTTACCTGCATCAATTATGTAAGAACCAAATACGTCTTTATAATTAGGGTCTATACAATAAACACCATCAGACACCAAAACATTTTGTGTAGAAAGGTCACCGTGATAAAATGTTGCCGGGTGTTTAGTTAGTTTAGGGGCATCGAAGTTTCTTATGTTGTCTTTATAGGTTTTGTAACTGGCCTCGTTTATAGGTGCTAAAATAGCAAAACTTTTCAACAAGTGGATTATTTCACAAACGTGCGGTTTACGGGCATTTTGTATTTTTTCAGTTATAATTAATTCGTCATTAGCAAACCTAACATCCGGCGTTAAGACACCTTCAGCTTTTGCTTTCTTATACCAATTGAACTCACTCTTTGCTGTGGTGCATTCTTTTATACATGTTCTTTCTGTTAGGATTATATTGTTCTTGGTGAATTGGCTTTGTATTGTTGTGAAATCAGACACCTCGCTTATGGTCATGTCGTCAATATAGAGGTGGGCGTATTCTTTGTTAAAAGATAATTCGTTGTGGGGAACACCATACCTATGCAACCACTCTTTGATAGGGTTGTAATAGCGTTCCCGTTTCTGTTTTTTGGTTAAATTATTCTTAGCCCCCCGAGCAGTTACGATTTTTATGTAGCAACCACAAGCGCGAAGCCGCTGTATCAATTGGACATTTGGGGTCAGGTCTTTGATTCTCGAGTTACCCATTGCAAGGG